CGGGATGCAGAACGGGATGGACAGCCTCATGCCGCCTCCTTCGTGGTGTCGTAGACCAGCCAGCGCCGCGTATAGCGCCGGGTCGTGTAAGCGCCGTAGCGGAGCGCGTCCACGCCGTGGTCGTCGGCCTTGACCGGCGAGTCCTCCCCGCGTTCCTGCGCCTTTGCGTCCCAGCGGTACCCGGTCAGCTCGCGGATAAGGTGCGCGCACGAGCGGTGGATGCACAGCCGCCCGGACGTGAGCAGCGTGGCCGTGTAGCGGATACCGTCCAGCACGTCGTTCTCGGCCTCGCGCGGCTTCACCCAGCCGTCGCGCCGGAGTTGCGCCGAGAACGACACGGCGGAGGGGTCCACGTAGGCCCGGGACAGCGGGACCGGAGCAGGCTTGCCGTTGAGCGCATAGGCCCCGTCCGCACCGGAGGCCAGCCAGTCCCGGAGGTGCACGGAATACTCGGCGTCGGTGAGCTGCCGCCTGCGCTCCTTCGCGTCCCAGCGCCACTCGCGGGCCACGTAAAGGCGTTCGTCGGTCCCCAGCCCGGCCAGCAGAGCGTGAGTCACGGTGGCGGTCCCGTAGTCCACGAACAGCCACCACGTCTGCATGGCGGGAAGCTCGTCGGAGACGTGCAACACGGGGTCGAACATATCGAACACCGCGCCCTCGGCGGCCACCCACTCCCCGAGGATGAAGCGCCGGTACCAGAGGCCCGTGAACTCGCGCTTGACCGACTCCACGTAGGCGTCCGGCAGGTGAGGGTTGTCCTCCAGCCGGAAGGAGAAGCGCCCGACGCCCAGTTCCGGGGCGCGGTCCAGCCAGTCGCGCTTGAGCCAGTGGAGCGGAGCGTCGGGGTTCGTGGTCGCAATCATGCGCGAACCCTCCGCCGAGAGCCGCGTCCGGAGCATCATCCAGAACGACTCGGGGATGGTCGATGCCTCGTCCACGTAGGCCCCGGCCAGCGTGAGCCCGCGTATCTTCTCCTGCGCCCGCTCGTCGTTGGCCCCGACGACGTAGACCCGGCGGCCGTGGATACGCAGCTCGCGGCTTCCCCGGTTGAAGTAGACCTCATGCTCGCCGAACACGTCCATGAGCGGGTGGATGACGTTGCGGATGACGGTATCCTGCGTGCGCCCCGCCAGCAGCAGGTTCCCTTGCGGCCCGTGGGCGGCGAGGTCCACGAACGCGTGGTCGGCGGCGACGCTCTTGCCGGAGCGGACTGCGCCCTCTAGGATGACCAGTCCGCAGTCCTCCAGCGCCCACCACGCGGCGCGCTGCTTAGGACTCAGGGCGCCGATAGCCGGGCTCACGGCCGCTCGCCTTTCTGCAACACAAGGTACTCCTCGAACGCAGCCCGCTTGCTCTCGTCAGCCTCCGGCCGGTCGCGCTGGCCTAGGTACTGCTTGCCCAGCCAAATAAGCATCGTGTCGCTGTTCTTCTGGAACTGCTTGCGCCGCAGCGAGACGAGCCCGCGGAGCTTGCCGCGGTCCCACGCCTCGCGGTACCGCTTCTGCCGGAGCTTGCGCGACAGCGTCTCGCGGGCGATGCCGAACCAGCCCGCCGCCTCCTCTTGCGTACAGTGGAGCGCGGCCAGCTTCTCCAGCTCCTCGAGGTCGATGACGACCGCCCTACGAGGCATCCGGCACCTCGCACGGCGCGCCCTTGTGCCAGCCGCTCGTCTTCTCTAGGCGGAAGCGGTAGGGCGACGTCGTGGGGGGCTGGTAGTCGGCGCGACGGATGAGCGGCGTCCGCTTGAAGCGGCTGTAATCGACGTAGTGGTGCCAGCGGTTGAAGCGCCACACGAGCCGCGTCACGTCGGGGTGCATCTCGACGAGCATCTGCGACTTCGGCAGCGTGCCCTCGTGCCGGTAGAACTCTTCGGTGTTGCCGCCCCGCACGGTCTGCGTCGGCACCTTGTACTGGAGGAACGCGAAGAACTGGAGCGTCTGCCAGCCCGCCTTCAGCATCCGCAGCGAGAGGTCGGTGTCTTCGTTGTAGCGGCCCCGCCAGCGAAACGGCACGTCGTTGCGGATGAGGTTGCACGAGTAGACCCGCGTGCCGACTTCGAACGGCGGATGCTTGGTCCGCGACGGCGCGAACATCCAGTAATGGGGGCCGGCCATCGCGACGTTCTCGTACCGCAGGCAGAACTCCTCCATGGCGTGAAAGCAGGAGCCGTCGCCGACCGGCACGCGCTTGTTGCGGTGGAGCCGCGCGAAGAACGTGATGTTGTCGTCCATCACCCAGTGCCACGCGTGGCCCTCGGCGACGGCGTGGTCCCAGATGAAGTTGCGCGCCGGTCCCGGCCCCTTCGACTTCGTGTCGCCGAGGTCGTCGAAGGTGTCGTACGTGCGCTGGTACTCCGGGTCGAGCACGAGCAGCTTCTCGTCGGCGAAGTGCTTCGCGTAGTCGGCGCGCTGGGGCTCTTCGACGACGATGCGGAAGGGCACGCCCATGCGCTCCAGCGCGTGCGCCGTCAGGCACACGTCGGCCCGGCTCTTGGACGGGATGTAGAGCGGGAAGCGGGGCAGCGGCGGCATCAGGCAGCACCTCCCGCGAGCGGCGCATCCTCTCCGAGCGGGAGCCACGCCGTCCCGTCCCAGAAGATGTTGACCTGCTCGTCTTTCCAGTGCCGGAAGTCACAGCGCGAGAAGGTCACGCAGCAGCGGGAGCAGTACGTCGTTCCGGCGCGGTCCTTCTCGCGGAGACGGCGACGGATGGTCTGCATCTTCGCGCCGTACCAGAAGCGGCGAAACCCGTCCACGCCCTCGCGGACGTTCCCGAACTCCTCCACCGCCGACTCGCCCGTGTTGTCCTGACAGCAGAGCAGGTAGCGCCCGCGCGAGTCGATGGTGACGTAGAGGAACGGCTGATTGCAGCGCCGCGTCAGCGGCTCCGTCACCGGCCGCAGGCCGAACCGTTCCGCCGCCCTCCAATCGAGGTGGTTGTACCACGTCCCGAGCAGCCCCGCGCGGAAGCGGCTGGCCGGCCAATGCTCGGGCTGCTCTTGGAGGACGATGAGCTTCAGCTCAGGACCGTGGTAGGTCCACGGCGACCACGCGCCCTCCGGCTTCCGGTAGTACTCAAACCACGGGTAGCCGGACGCCTCGGCCATCCGCACGAACTCCTCATGCGGACCGTACATATCGGTGTAGACGACGTTCGCTCCGGCGTCGAGGAGCTGCCGGTACGTCCACGTGCCGTCGCGGAGCTTCGTGCCGTTGGTCGTGATTTGGATTTGCGTCTGCGGCGAGGTCCGGCGCGCGATAGAGAGCAGGCGCGGTAGCTCGGGGTGGAGCGTCGGCTCGCCGCCCACGGCCAGGTCGGAGCGCCGCGTCGGCGCGAGCTTCACGATGATACGCCACGCCGCCAGCCACGTCTCTTCGTCCATGAAGTGGAACGTCTTGGGGAGCGGGTCGAGACGGCAGTTGCAGTGGCCGCAGCGTAGGTTGCAGCCGTGCGTCGGCTCTAGCGACCAGACGTGCGGAGACGTCGGGCCCAGCGGCCGTATCTGCTTGGGCGGCTTGGGCGGCCGTCCCCAGCGCCACACCGGCGGGCTCGGCGCGACGTCCGGCTCCGCGGCCTTCACGCCGCACCTCCGTCGTCCGCGACGTACTGCTCGCCGATGTCGCTGCCGACGTGACCGTCTGTCTCCGGCCACCACATCCAGCGGCGGCGCTCGCAGCCGACCATCTTGAAGAACGCGTCGGCGTCGGTGTCGCTCTTGAAGTGGACGACGACGTGGAAGACGGACTGGAGGTCGCCCTGCTCGAAGTCCGGCATACCGTCGTCCCACTCCGCGTAGGGGTCGGTGGGGTCGCCGTGCTCGGTGAACTCCAGCGGGTCGAGCCCCGTCAGCGAGAGGTCGAAGTCGACGCCGCGGAGGTCCGTCAGCTCCAAGTCCAGCAGCTCGCGCTCCCAGCCGGTCTCCTGCGCGGTGCGGTTGTCGGCGATGCGGTACGCCTTGGCCTGCGTCGGCGAGAGGTCGGCCGCGACGATGACGGGCACCTCCGCGAGTCCGAGCCGCTGCGCCGCCGCGAGTCGCGTGTGCCCGGCGATGACGACGCCCTCCGGGTCGACGACGATGGGCTGCTTGAAGCCGAACTCCTTGATGCTGCCGGCCACCTTGCCGATGGCGGTGTCGGACGTCGTGCGCGGGTTCCGCGCGTAGGGGATGACGCGGTCGACCGGCCACCACTCGATGCTGGCGGCCGCGGTCTTTTTAACGGTGTGACGTTTCGTCGCCATCAGCTCCTCATTCTCGGCGTGGCGCGCGTCGCGGAACGCGCTCATCATTCGGGCCGCGCCGGTAGACGTAGCCGCCAGCCGCGCCGCGGACGCCCTCGATGTGGTGGCCGTTGCGCCGCAGACGTTCCACATGGCCGTGTATGGCGTCGCGAGCGTCGCGCGCGGCTCCGCACACCTTGCCGACGCGCCGCAGCTCCTCAAGCGGCTGTACACGCCGCCCTCGGCTTCTCCGCAGGACACCGAGCAGCCAGTCGCCGAAATCGGGGTCGGTGCGCGGGTCATAAGGCGGGTGGGAGGTGCAGGCCCCCGACGTGTTGTCGGGGGCAAGCCTCGCGCCGCAGATGACGCAGCGCCGTACTCGACTGCGTACTCGTCCGGCCACGTCCCCAGCCTAGGACGGCCGACGAGGCTTGAATAACACACCGCGTGGCTAGGCTTGCGGATACTCACATCACATCGCGCCGCAGTCTACCAGCAGCAGGACGGCCCCGGTGCCGTCCCTGCCCAGCTCCACGGTGACGAGCCACTTGTCCCCGCGTCTCCGGATACTCATTCGCGCCCCGTAGCCTAGCAGCGAAACGGGCCGGATGCCCGGCCCGCTTCATGGCGTGCGTCGGTCGGCGCGTCAGACGTTCGCGTTGGCCTTGTTGAACCAGTCGGCAGCCCGCTGTTTCGCCGCCCTGCGGGTACGGAAGTGGACTTCCCGCGCGAGCTGCTCGTCCTCCCGCGCCACCGCCCGCGGTACTTCCCGGACTCCTCGTCCCGGTCCATGATGCCGCCGCCGAACGCCAGCACCGGCTGGTAGCGGCGCTCCCACCGCTCTACCGCGTAGCCGGGTTTGCCCCGCTCTCCGCGGGCGATGATGCCGTGGCGGCGAGCGATGTGACGGATGGAGCGCCCCACGCTCCAGCAGTCCGCCCCGACGCCAAGCGCCGCTACCTCCAGACTGATGTTCACCAGCTCCCCGGGGTGCAGCGCGTCGTGGATTAGCAGGATACCGGCCACCAGCTTGTCCAGGTCCACACCCTCGGCGGTCGGCTCGGCAGCTGGCTCCGTTTCCGCCTTCCGGCGGCAGAGGGCGCATAGTCCGTCCCGGTCCGTGTTGTAGCACGAGAGGACCGTACCGCAGCCGCCCGCGCAGACGGAACGGGTAGCGGCAGCTGTGGCAGTAGCCGGGGTCACGCAGCATCGCCTCCAGTCGTCGTCGTGTCGTTGTGCTCGCCCAGGACGGTGCGCAACTGCCGTCGTGGCCTCCCGGTCCTCGCGTAGTTCGCGAGCGCCACGAAGTCGTGCAGCGAGTCCACGAGATAGGTGTCCACGCCACAGCTCCGCCGCCGTTCCGCCGCCGCTATCTGGTCGAGCGAGCAGCGCCCGGCGCGGGAGTGCCGTGCCCTCGGCCGCTTGAACTCAACGAGGAGCGAGCGCCCACCCGCGTGCAGCACCGCGTCCGGGAAGCCTCTGTCCTGCCCGGCCTTGTCGGCCCGGTACTGGCCCGCCACTTCGAGCACCACGCTCATCGCCTCCGCCGCGCGGCGGCAGTCGGCCACCAGCTCCGCCTCCAACTCGTAGCCCTTCACAGGGTACGCCTCGGGTCACGGTCGTCGCGGCCGTTGATGGTGGCCAGCGCCATCACCAGGATGCCGACCGCTCCCCCGGCGATGAAGGCGATGACAGCCACGGCGATGGTCATGACCGCACCTCCCAGCGTGTGCAGCCCTCGTCGGCGGCCGGGTACGTGAGAGAGAGGGGCGCATCGCACTTGCCGTAGTCACGGCACGGTATGGGCCTCCACCAGCGACAGTTGTCGCAGCACCTCTCCCTCGGCCGCTTCGCTTCGGCGTCGGCGGCGGCGAGAGCGGCCTTGAGTGCGTCCCGCTCGGCCTCGTCGGCGCGGTCCTCGGCCGCGCACATCGGGCACTCCATGAACGGGTACTCCGTGTACACGAGATTGCAGCCGTGCTTCTCGCAATGTGCGCTCACGACGCCTCCTCCACGAACGGCCCGACCTCTCCGGCGAGGTAGCGGGCAAGGAGGGCGGCCTGTTCGGTGCGGGCCGCCGCGTATGCCGCGCTCGTCGCCGCGTGTGCCGCCGCGCAGCATCGTCGAAGTAGCCGTGTC